AAAAGGAAAATGGGCAGCTGGCTGGCATACAGGGATTGACTTATACTCAAATAATCAATCAATATATGGAACATGTAATGGAATAGTAAGTGCAACAGGATTCGATAGAAGTTATGGAAATTATATAGTAGTAAAAAATTCAGAAGCAGAAAATTATCATTGGTACTGTCATTTAAGTGAAATTTATGTAATGACAGGTGAAAGAGTATCAAGAAATACAATAATAGGAAAAATGGGAAATACAGGAAACAGTACTGGTACGCATTTACATTTTGAAATAAGGCAAAAATGTAATTGTTATGGAAAAACTGAAAATGTAGCAGATTATATGAAAATACCAAACAAAGTTGGAACATATAATACAAAAAATTATCAAATTAAAACAAATATAGCAGAAGAAATAAAGATCTTAAATCGAAATACGAACTTAAGAGAAAAGGCTGGTTTAGATGGTAAAATAAAAAATTTATATATCAGAAATACAACAGTTATTTTGTTGGAAAAGAATTCAGCAATTAAAGATGGGTTCATATGGGACAAAGTAAAAATAAGAGCAACAGGAGAAGAAGGATACATAATAAATAACAATTACAAATCTTAATAAAAGGTAGGAGGAATAAAATGAAAAAAGAAGTAAATGGAATTGAATTATTACAATTAATATTTAATAATAGAATAAATAAAGGAGAAAATATATATAGTAAAGTATTAGATAGAAACTTTTATTGGAGCGGATCCAGTATAAAAACTGAAAATTATTGTTATTTAAAAGAATATAATGATATTGATTTTATTAATGATATTTTTATAGTAAACATTGAATTATCAGCAGATGAATTATTTAAGGAATTAGGATATATAAAAACAGTAGAAAATAATAATTTAGTAGAATATGAAGGTGAAACTAGTAATATATATATTAATAAAAAAGATAAAACATATAAAAAAAATTTTGATACATATATAACGATAGAAGAAAATAAAGCAATAAATAAGAAAGTAGAGGAACTAGGATGGCTAGAGTAACGAGTAAATACAGTCCGATACATATACAATGTGAAGTCGGGCAACCATATGGAAACATATCAAGCGGTTATACTTGCGGATTTCATACAGGAATAGATTTTCCGCAAAGTCGGAGTAGGTGAAGCTAATCCAGATTTATATTCATGTAGTGAAGATGGAGAAGTCGTATATGTATATACTAAAAGTACAGGAACAACACCTAGTTTGCGGAAATCAAGTACAGATAAGAGATAATAGAACAGGATTATATTATAGATATTGTCACATGCTATATGGAAGTATAGTTGTAAAGGTCGGTGATAAAGTAACAACGGCGACAAAAGTAGGAAAAATGGGCAATACAGGAAATAGTACAGGAACACATTTACACTTGGAAGCAAGCACTACACAAAGTTGGAAATGTGATAGCTTTGTAAATCCTCGGTGAAAGTTTAGGAATTCCAAATGTGAGAGGAACAATTGTTTTATACGATGATATACCAGAACCTCCAATCTATATAAAAAAGAAAAAAAAGTTTCCATGGCCAATTTATTTTAGAAAATTCAGAGAAAGATATTGACAAATATCTTTCTCTTTTTTATAATAAATAAAAAGGAGGCTATAATGGATTTAGAAAATTTAATCAATACGTTAAATTTTTCATCAATTATGGCAGATTGCAACACCGCTTATTTTTTCTTTATGTGATGTACTAACTGGATTTATTCAAGCTATAATTAATAATGAAGTTCAGAGCAAAGTAATGAGAGAAGGACTTTTACATAAATCATTAATAATTATAATTGTATTTTTATCATTTGTAGCAAGTTTAACTTTTAATATAAGCTTAATAAGTAAAGTAGTATGTATTTATGTAATAGTGATGGAAACTATGTCAATATTAGAAAATTTAGGCAAAGCTGGAATCAAAATAGAAATAATTGATAAGATTCTAAAAAAAGAAGGGAGTGAAACAGATGAAACTAAGTAAAGATGAATTAATTGCAAAAATTAATGAAAAAGTTATGGACGAAGATGTAAAAATCGAGCTGATGGAAGATATAACAGATAGTGTAGAAACAGAAGGTTCTACAAATGAAGAAGATAAGCAAAGAATTGAAGAATTAGAAACAAAATATAACGATTTACAAGAAAAATACAAAGAAAGATTTTTGAATTCAAATACTAAAGAAGATAAAGAAGATAAAGAAGAAATGATTGACAACGAAGAAGAAAAAACAATTGATATAAAAGAAATTTAGGAGGTAAATAAAATGGCAAAAATAAGGTCTAAAGCAAATTTAAAAGCAGAAAATTCAGCTGAATTGCTAAGTTATGTTATAAATCAAACACCAGAATTACGTGATAACATAGATTTACCAGTTCAAGGTGAATCAATAAATGGAATTGGTAAAATAATAATGAAAAATGTTGCATATAAAAATGCATTTTTAAATACAATAAACCTAATTGGTTTAACAGTAATCACAAGAAATCATTGGGAAAATCCATGGAAAAAATTTACAGATAAAGGACAATTATCTTATGGTCAACAAATAAGAGAAGTAATAGTAGATATTGCAAACATATATGACTATAATGAAATGTTAAAAAATGAATATGATTTCATAAAAACAGAAGTACCAAACGTGCTTTCATATTTACACGAAATAAATTATCAAAAATATTATAAAACAACAACATCAGACGAACAAATGGCAATGGCTTTTGAAACAGGTGATTTATTCAAATTAATAGACCAGATAATTAATAGCTTATATGAAGGATATGAATATGATACATATTTAGTAAATAAATATATGCTAGCTAGAAGAATATTAGACGGAACAGTAACAACAGTTGAAATAAAAGACATAGCAAATAAAACAGATAGAGATATAGTAGCAGAAATAAAAGAGCAATCAGATAATATGACATTTAGAAGTCCAAATTACAACCCAGCAGGAATCAGAAAAGCAACAGATTTTGAAGACCAATTCGCTATTATATCAACAAAATTCAATTCTAAATTTACAACAAATGTGCTAGCTACAAGTTATTTTAAATCAGATGCAGAAATGAAAGCACAAATGGAATTATGTGATGGATTTGGAAAATTTGATACAGAACGTTTGGCACAAGTATTTGCAAAAAGAGATGAAAATGGTCAAATAATTGAAGGACAATATACAGATGGATATGTACCACTAACAGATGAAGAAATGCAAAAATTAAATACAATGCCATGCGTAATAGTAGGTCGTGATTTCTTTCAAGACTATTATTATGGAATGGATAATGCAGCAGAAGGTTATGGAAACTTAAAAGCAACAGAATTTTTCAACCCACAGACATTGAAAAGAAACCACTTTTTACACACCTGGGGCGCCGTATCTAGTTCACCATTTGAGAATGCAGTAGCTTTTGTAACAGAAGCTATAGGTGTAAAATCTGTTAGCGTAAATCCATCAGAAGTTAGAGCAAGTGCAGGACTTGATGTACAATTACAAGCAGTAGTTGAGACAACAGGATTTGCCAATAAGGCAGTTACATGGGCAATAACACAAGACCCAGAGCAAGATCCAAGTAAGAAAGCAACAGTTGACAGTATGGGTAAAGTTCATATACCAGCAGGACATACAGCAAGCAAAAGCAGTGATGAATCAACTATAGAAGTCACAGCAACAAGTGTTTATGACAATACAAGGACTGGAGTAGCTAGTATAACAGTATTATAAAATAAGCTGGTATTTATACCAGCTTTTCTATAATAGAAAGGAGAAAAAATGAAAGTAAAGGAAAGAAATGCTCAGTTATCTAATTATGGAACAGCACAAATGTATCTAAGGCAAATGTTAACATTAGCTGAAAATGTTTTTAACTTTAAAAATGTATCAGAATTCATAGACATTAGCTATGTAAATAAAACACTTTTACGTGATGGTTCTATTGCATGGTTTTATGATGACATATTAGATAGTATTTTAGCTTTACCTTATGTAAATTTAGGTACACTTGATATTTATGGAAGACCTAGAACAATTGAAGTTTATGCCAGAAATGGTAGCTATAGAAGAAAATTAAAATCAAATGAATTTGTTATCATGTATGATAATAACGGCAGGTACCCTCTATTATTAGATATAATTCAATATAGTGAAAGAATGGCATTATACACCAGAACTTCTGATATTAACATCAAGCAACAACGTACGCCGCGCATTTGGTATACAAATTCTGACAATGTGTTATCATTAAAAAAAGCAATACAACAAATAGATAGCTTTGAAGATACTGTTCAATCTTATGAAAATTTTAAAATTGATGAATTAAATGCAGTATTAGCACCAGCACCGTTCGTTTGTGATAAAGTAAATCTTGAAAAAGAGCGAATTTGGTCAGAATTCTTGAGATTGATTGGTATATCTAATTTATCATATCAGAAAAAAGAAAGAAATATAACAGATGAAATACAAGCAATGCAGGGCGGAACTATAGCAAGTAGATTTTCACGTTATCAACCACGATTAGAAGCTGTTAAGAAAATAAATACAATGTTTAATGATAAATTAGATGAAGAAATAGAAGTTGAATATTATGACGGATTACCAAAATCATTAGAAGAAAATGAAATGGAGGCTGATATAGATGATATTGAATAATTATTTTTTTCCATATATGTTTCAACCTTTTTTACCTAATGATATAGATTTACCACCAACATTATATAGCGTAATGGATAGCATAGTAAATTTTGGAAAAGATGAAAAATCAAAAATTAAAAATTTAGCTAAAGAAGCAAGAAAAACTATATTTAACTTTGAATATCCACTTGATTCTAGTATAGACAAAGAAAAATTTGAATGTATGATATTAAATCATTTTATAATGAGACGAATAAACTTTGATACTGTTACATTATTCAGAATACAACTTGATGTAAAATTAAATGAAATAATGCCTCTTTATAATAAAATGTTTGAAGCTACAAACAATTGGAATTTATTCGAAGATGGTGAAACAGTTACCAGAGAATTGACTGGCAATAGGACTACTGATGTAAGCAATGAAGAAATAAATCAAGGAACTAATAATACTACAAATAGCTCAAAAAACACATCAAAATCAGATACATCAAATACATTAAGCAATACAAGTACTACTGTTTCAAATACAATAGATGACCGACGATACTCAAAATTACCAAATAATGATATACAGTCAGTAAAAGATGGTAAATATATTACTGATTATAATTTTGATACACGAAATGGAGATGGAACAGACGAATCTAGTAGCACAGGAAGCTCAAGTAATACAACTAATGATACATCAGAATTAACAACAAATAATGCTACGACAAATAATACTAACAGTAAAACTAATACAAAAGATTCTAATGTTAACAATGAATTAATTAGAAGAACTCAAGCTGACAGATTAAACTTATACAATACATATCAAAATGAAATTAAGTCAATATATACAATGATATTTAATGACTTAGACTCTTTATTTTTGCAAATTATAATATAGAAAGGAAAATGAAAATGGATAAAAAAAATTTAAAATATTTAACACCCTTTAAATGCTGTATAATACAAAATTTTCCATTTATCGAGGAAGATTTTGACGCGATTACAAATTATCAATTATTATGCAAAGTAGTTGAATATTTAAACAACACAATTACAGCTGTAAATAAAGATACAGAACAAGTAAGCAAATTGACTGACGCATTTAATGATTTAAAAGATTATATAGATAATTATTTTAATAATTTAGATGTGCAATCAGAAATAAATAAAAAATTAGATGAAATGGCAGAAGATGGAACATTAGCAAAAATAATTAATGAAGAAATATTTAATGATTTGAATAATAAAGTAGATAAATTAAATAATGAAATAATGAAATTTCCTAATTTTTTTGTCGCACCATTTTTTAGTGGTTTCGGAGATACAGACCAACGTCTTTTAAGAATTTATGTATCTTTAGACGGTGTACATTTTAACGCAACAAATATTACAGCAACCAATTTATATGACGTATATGCTGGTGATTTGAACTTACAATATGATAAATTTGATAAAAAATTTATAATGGCAATGACAAGTGATGATGAAAATCATGATTGTATTATATTTACATCAAAAAACTTTAAAAATTGGGAAAAACATTATATTGACTTGGGATATTTGAAACCACATAATGATTTATCCAGATGGGCTCCAGCGTTGCTTGTAGATGATGATGGAACATTATACATGTCAATATCAGTTGAATATAAAAGAGAAGATACACATAAATTTTTAAAACAAGTTTTATTCAAATGTACTAATAAAGAAAATTTAACATTTAATAAAATTGGGGATATTATTTTAAAAGATAAATCAGCTACATCAAATTATATAGACGGTGCCTGGGCAAAAAGAAATGGTGTATATTATTTTATTGTTAAGCACGAAAACAGTAAGGCAATTGAATTGTATTCAACAAATACAATAGAACAATTAAACAGTTATGCATTATTAAATGAATCAGTAGGAATGGAAAACGTAAAACTTGAGTCACCAACAATTTGTTTTACTGATACAACATGTAATATATATACAGAAAATTATATATACTATCAGGGAATGAATTTGCAACAATGTAAATTACGTGATTTTCCTACTATTTCAAACAATATGATTTTACTTGAAACACTAATAGACAATGATAATAATCAAAAAACAAATGAAAAATATAATGCAAAACATGGTAATGTTTTATTTATAACAGACGAAAACGCAAAAAAGCAAATATTAAATAATTGTGATATTGCTTTTAATAGTTATAATGCAATACAGAAAAAAAATCGTAATATATACTTAAAAGGTTTTTTAGATACAGTAGAAAACGCTAATAAAATTGTTATATATCCTGAAATTGGATGGAATATAGCTGATATTGCAAATGTTGATATTGAAATATTAAATCCATATAATCAAAGATTTGCTCTGTTTTACTGCGGAACCAATAAGGGTAGAATTAATATAACTAAAATTAATAATAAAAGTGCTAGCGTTATACATAATATTTCAGATAGTGAAACAAACAACTTTTTAATATTTGATATAGAACGTGGTGAGTTTCTTAATAAGCAACACTATTTACAAATATTAGACATTACGACTGGATTATCACCAAGTGCAAATATAGACATTTTCTTCGGGTATCAGCGAGGTTCATGCGTTACATTACAATTTACTATTAGAATTAGCTCAAAAAATACAGAAGACCAAAAAATTGCTATATTAAATTCATATAAACCACTTACTAATGTAATATTTAGCGGATTTACAAGACAAGATAAATATTTTTACGGACGTATAACAGAAACAGGTGATATCACAATTAATACAAATATAGAAGTTGGTACTTTTGTATGCAGTGCTTCATACGTCATATAAAAAGAAGGCTTTTTGCCTTCTTTTTTATATGATTGGATTATCTAAGCTAAAATTACCCAAATTTTTATGATTATGCCAAATAGTTACACCACGGCGGCAAGCTCCGTTTATTATTTCCATAAAATTTGATGGTACTGAGCCATATCCGATATTTTCGCTTTCTCCTATTTCGATATAATTCCAATTTTGTCTAGAATTCAAATTAGGCATTATTGTTTCATTTATAGCATAACCAAATCTGCTGAAGTAATCATCAATTATTTTCATGTGTTCTGTCTTCGCTCTCATTTTACGAAATAATAATTTTGTTCTGCCACTCGCGAACGAAACATCGCCCGTATTTGAACTAGCCCCTACGTTCGGCAGTATACTTGCTGAGTAAAATTGACCTATAAGGTTACCAGCTGTACTTGCAATACTTGTAACTCTTCCAGCCGTGCTTTGAACTATATTCTCATTTGAACTAGAACCGTCCCGTTATTATTGAACTTGCAAGGTTAGAAATTTGCATCGGCATATTTACTGCTTGTTGTGATAACCAGTTTACATAACTATCTGCAGACCATCCGCATGTCGGATATTTTGGAATCGGAACAGACTCGTCATCATTTATATCAATATTTTTATAGTGTAACGGTATACATCTACCCGAACCGCCACAGCTGACTGATGTTGCAATTGCAAAATTTGCTTTATCTGTATTAAAATTTTCATATTTAAAAACATTCATATTTCCGTTGTTATTCGTAACAATCAAATAATTGTACGGGTATACATAACATTTATTATTTTTCGGTTTATAATCTGAAAAGCTTAATTGTTTATCAATTGCTATGTTAAATACACTAGCATCAAACGAATACGGTACTTCATAATAAATAAATTTTTCACTACTTGCAACATCTTTTACTGATAATGTTTCTCTTTGTATCAATTTAGATTCATCAACTGCTGCGTCTGGTATTATGAAAACATCAGATACATCAGCAATATGAGAATCTCCGTTTGTTCTTAGCAAAAATAAACCTAAATTTTTTCCGCATTGTTCATTTCCGCGAATCAGATATATTTCATTACCAAAAACATTTTTGTTGTATACACTAGCACCTGCGAATTGCTTTTGCTTATATATATTCCAGCTTGACATAATGCAAATCCAGTATCTTTCTAATGATGCTTCTTCCTGTGACGCTTCTTCTACTACTTCTTCTACTGCTAAATTTTCATTTACTGTATGTAATCCGACAGCATCATTTGATACATGTTCTCTTTTAACAAAGCAAGATGTTAAATTCCAATTATCATGCCACGTTGACCATGAGTCTATTGTATAATATATTTGTGTCGTTCCGTGGATTTATAAATTCTATTTTATCAATAAAAGCAAAAAACCATTTATTAGAATATGATGGATTCTGAAATGCAATATAGTTTGCTTGCAAACATGTATCATAACTAAAATTTACTGCTATTTCACCTGTATATTTATTGAAATTATATGTATTACTGCTGGCAACTATATTACTATTACATAATTCTACCATTTTTTGCTCATTGTAGTCTAAAACATTAATATAATTTTTATCTAATTTTATATTTTTCGCCAAAATAACTTTACTATCCATTTTTTACACCTCTTTTCTTAAAGCAATCTGAATGATAATATGATTTTCTTTTAGTTATTTTAGATGTTACTATTTCATAATTTTTGTTCTTTAAATCCTCATAAGAAAAATAATTATCACATATACTGCATTTTTTACCTTGAATTTTTTCAATTTCTTTTTTACTTTCTTTAATTATAACCATATATTTACCTCACTATTTTTTTATTGTAAAATCAATTACTTGTTTAAAATCTGTTCCGTGTTAAATCATCTGAATAAAAGATGTTACTTTCTCTGAATGTATCAAAGAAAAATAATTTTAATTTTTTGCTTGGAACTGATATATCATAAATATTTCTTTGCCAATATTGATTAATTTTTACTATATCTGAAAAAACAAATGTATTCTTTTTTATATTAGAATATTTTGGAACTACATACCAACAATATTCCTGCGTTTTTTTATCAATTAAAAATTCACCTAAAAATCGAAAACCTTGATAATCAAAAACAACACGCATAACACATTTATATTCTTTTCGTGATTTTGGCAAATGTGGTTGTGAATCACTTTGCCAACTTCCTTTATCAATCATACTTGCATTTTTTCCTATTGTCATTGATTTTCCACCACTACTTTTGCAATATTCAATAGCTAATGATATTTCTTGCCCTTCTGTATTTTTTACAGATATCTTTTTTATATCACCTTGTTTCATTTTTCTGATTACATTATTTAAGCCCCATTCGTAAATGTACGGATTTGCCTTGGTTATTGTATTGCCTATAAGCCAAACGCGTGTTGTTCCTCTTTTTCTATCTACTGTAGAATAAAATGCCATAAATTTTGAAACCTCATTCGGAATATAATTACCACGTTCCATAAATTCTTCTAAAATTATATCATCACAATCAGTAAAATCACCACTAGAAAAATGTTGCTCCTGAGATACTGAAATTGCATAGCCTATTTTTTCGCCTCTTTTTGTCTTTACAGAATTATGATCATCTAATATATTATTAGCTAAATATATTTCATTTCTAAATTTGACAACTGTATTATATTTATTATCAGTCAATTTTTGAATATCTACATTAGAAAAATAACTTTCTACCCAATTATTTTTCATATCAATTTCCCATCTTCTCATTAATATAAATCTTCTTTTTGTTTTTATAAATTTTTCTATCATTTTTTTAGTTTTTATCTGATATGATTTTCCATTTGATTTTTCACCAAAAATTAAGTTATATGTACAATTTAACTTGTCAATATTGTCTATATTATAATATATCTGCTTGTTTCCCATTTTCTCTCAATTCCTCCATACATTCTTCTAAATATATTTTACGTATTTTATAGTCTAATTTATCTCTTACTATCTTCATTTTTTCCTCTGATGCCCTTCCATTTATTATATTTCCTAGATCAATATTATTTTCTTTACATATATCTTTGACAGTTAAACCTGATATGTTTCTTATAAATCTATAATATTTTTGCTTTTTTTTATTCATTTTTTCACCTTCTATTCATTAAATTTTGCACGCTCTGAACTATCATTTAATAAGTTACTATATTCTAATGCTTTTCCGCAATGTATATGTTGTCGGAACTAAACAGCAACCACTTTTATCTTTTACTTTTAATTTTTTACCATTATAATCAACTAAGTCAAAATTTATTTGATTATCACTATAAAATAATGTGTTTTTATTTGTATATTTATACTCGAATACAAAATCATCTTTAAATTCTTCTATGTGATGAAGTGCTTTTGCTCCTCCGTTTCGGTACTCCTGATACAGTTATATCTAAAATTAAAGATTTATTTTCTTCTTTTTTTATTATATTTTCTTTACCTGATAATTTTGCATTTTCTTTATATTTATAGTATGCGTACTTTTTAGCTCCGTTGTGTTATAAATTTTTCATAATGTTCATCTTTGTCAAATACACCTAACATTCTTTTTTTTCCTTTTACGTCTTCTGGTTCAAATTTTTCAATATCAATATCTAAGATTTCACTTACTCTTTTTATTTTATTTTCTACAAATTGATTGTATTCATTTATATAATCAATATTATAACCTTCTTTTAATTTCATTGAATCTGTATCACAATATATTACATACTCATCTTGCTTTATTACATTTCTTAATAAATTATTTCTTCCGATAACTTGTGATCCAAACTCCGATAAGAAAAACTTAAAAAAGCTTTCTTTTTTTCTTCTTCTAATTTTTCTATTATTTCATCATTTGTCAAATCTTCTGAATACCAATCTTTTTCATTATCATAATATATATTCTCTCTGATTGTATTTGTTACTGCCATACCGATAAGTTGAATTGAATAGATTTTTTTCTTTTGCATATTCTACTTCCATTCCTTCGACACCTTTATATTTTGTTTTTTTAACATATTTTTCTAATACAAATTCAATAAAATCTTTATGCAAATAATCATATTTACAAAAATATGATTCAAGTATTTCATAAGATTCTACTTTATATGAATCTAAGATAAAATAAAAATCAATATCAGTTATTGTCATTTCTAAGCTATCTGCTCTTATTACTCTTCCATTGTCATAATAACCATTTTCTATATTTTTACATTTGCTTATGCTTATGAAGTTATTATAATATTTACATTTTATATTATTAAATCTAACTTTTATTATATAGGCAAATTTTCTTGACATTTGCTCCCTTTTTTCTATATTGCATTTTTTAAATTCACCGTGAAGGAAACTTGTGCGTTACTATGATATACGGATATGAACTCGTAAAATCGAATGAATCAACATTTGATATAATTCTATCAGCATAAATCCAATTTGCATGCGTATATCCGTCCGCATAAATGCGTCCTGTAATAAATTAAATATATGCCCATCTGTATTTATATCTTTTCTTACTTTATTTTTATATGACCAATTTTTTTCAATTCGTTCTTGCAATTCACGCCTTAAATGACCAGTTGAAGTAATTGGGATTTTATTAATTGTATTATACTTCTTAAGTTCTTCTTTTATATAATAATATACAACTAAGCAATCATTTTCACAATAGCCTAACTCTTTTTTATTTAATTTTGTTTCTGAATGCCTAATTTTAGTATAATCCAAATTACCAACTAATTTTTTAATTGGTAAATTATATAGTTTTGGCAAATAATCTAATGAACAATTTGACATCATATAACTGCATCTAAACTCTATATTATAGTCTTCTGCCTCCGCTTTAATCGGTTTTCTTTCCTTCCTTGCAAATACTTCTTTGAATTTTAATATACTTTTTATATATTGAAATTCAAATGATAAATTATGAACGAAAACTATTTTTTTTAGTTTGTCATATTCTTCTAATCTATTTAAAAATTCAATAAATTCACTCCAGGTTCTACCGTAATATACATCTGTATTAATAGAAAACATCCAAATATACATGCATGATTGCTTTTTAATATTTCTTTGCTGCTCTTTTGTATATTTCTCATATTCCTTTGTTTCTATTAATTCATTGTTATAAATTAAATAAGAAGTAGTTTCAATATCAAAACTCATTATAGTATTATCATATTTTTTTCTATTACCTACTTCTATTATATTGTGTCCATAATATTCATTCCAATATTTCATAATATTCCTACTTCTTTACATCTTTTTTATAAATTAATCTTAAAATTCTCTCTAAACTTCTTTTAACATTATTGTCGTTTCCATAGTTTGCATATCTTGTTACTTTGTCAACAAAAAAATCCTCTGTTTCTTCATCTTCTTTAGCTTCTTCAATTAATGCATTTAGATTTGATGGTTTTATATATTTGTATATTGTTTGATAGTTTTCATCTTCTAATGTTCTATATAAGTTTTCTACGTCTTCACTTGTTATTTCTTCTTCCTTTACTTCACGCTCTCTTGCTAAGTTTGCTCTTATTCCTTCTTTAATTTGCTTTTCAATTTTTTTAACTTTTCCTACATAACTTCTCTTATTCTCTAGCCAATCTTCTAATGCTTTTGTTACTATTAACATATCATTTAAACTCATACTTTTTGCTGCTCTTACTCTTCCAGTTTTGGTCCATGCTTGAAGAGGCTCTACATCAAGCAAGGATTTTAACTCTTTTGCACCCCATCTATCTTTACCAAATGCTCTTTCCAGTCTAACAAGTCTTTGATTTGCTCTTTTAGATAGTTTTTTAAGATTTTGATATACTTCTTGCTCTTCTTTTGTTTGCTCTATTTTTTTGGCCATTTACATCAATCCTTTGCTTTATTGATTAAAAAGGTAACTCATCATCTGGTATTTCTTGTATATTTTCTTCTGGTTCTGTTTTATTTTCTTTGATTCCTTCTGCATAACTCAAAATTGGTACTGCTTTGTATGTATTTCCTTTTTTTGTTTTTATTGATTTTATTCTGAACCTTTCAACTTCTCCAAAATAATCTTCTACACTTTCTTTAAATATTTCACTTCCAGCACTTACTATTCCAAATTCTACAGTATTAACATATAAAATACTAAATTTTTTGTCTTGTGTCTCAATTTCACATTCTGCATATCCTGTTATTGTTACTTCATTTCCCATTATATCTACTATTTTAGTTGCTGTTATATCTCCTTTTTTTGCCATTTTCTCAAATGTTTTATTATCTAATGTTCCTATCATACTTTTTACTTCTACTTCATATTTACTCATTTTTTCTTTCCTTTCTTGCTATTTCTAGCTTTCAGCTATTAAGTTGCTACCTTTTTTCTTCAGAAGTTTGAGCCTTTATTGAACTTCTGCCTTATCCCGCCCTTCGTCCCTTATTTTTAATCCATGTAGATTTGTTTTGAACAAATTAGCAAATCTACATCATCGTCAAGCCATGTTTCTTGAATCTGTTTTTTAATGTTTTAAGTATTTCATTTTCTTCTTTGCTCATATTTTCTCCTTTCTTCTTACTTCTCTTTAAGTATAATACTATTTATTAGTAATGTCAATACTATTTTTTTA